TAAGCTACTAGGGCGATAAAAGTAATGTAATTCCGCCACATAGTTAGAATTTGGCGTAGGCCCAATAATAAAATTGCTGTCGTCAAACAGAGCGTAATAACGAGGATTACCCGTAGTAGCACTGTTGGGGTTAAATTCTTGGACAAAATTAACGTCTTTGTAGTCTAAAAATACGTGATTAGAACTGCTGTCCACAAAAGACAAGGAGAAAGGCGCTAAAAAATCCGCAGGAGCCGCTAAATATTTGTTTGCATTGCTAAAATTGCCCGACACATTTTTCCTAAAATATGTCAGTTGAACATTCTTTAAAATTCGCTCCTCGGCCTGGCGTATAAACACCGGCAGATTAGTCACAAAACTAGTCTCTGTATTTTGAGTGTAGTCTTGAATAGCGGTTTTTAGTTGTGCAAGAGTAAAACTCATGAAATTGTCACCGTGACACCACCAACCTGCCCGTTAGCCAACAATGGCCTAAAACTCGGCCCTTCTACCTGCGGCACAGCCACAGGCACGTCTAAAGGCTCTACGCGATCTGGTCTAGGATTACGCAAAGCCTGCGGGTCTGTAATGCTCCTGCGGGGCTCTAACTGGGGCTGTTTTGGCTCCCACTCGTCTTTACCCACCAGCAGGCCATTCCACTCCCGCTTCATCTCGTTCAGCTTGTAACGAAACCCGCTTCTGTCTGAGATGCCATAGGCATTTTTACCAACAGCAAATTTAGCCATTACAAGTTCTGCGAATACGCCAAGCTTGGCACAATGTTAAAAGAGGCCCGGTCACGATCCATACTGATGGCTCGTTCCATCTCCTCTTCGTACACAGCTTTCAATAACGGTACCCTGTCGGGGGCCTTCTTGATGGCTATATAGTAAGCCAGTCCGGCGGCCAAACAAGGATAAAACCTAAACGGCATCTCTACCGTGTTCTGAGCGGTATCAGCGTCATCCATTCGGACGAGACGGTCAAACACCACCACATCTGTGCTGTTCTCAGGGACAGGCCAGAGCTTCAACACAGGCGCAATCTGACGATCTAAAAACCACTGAGAGGGCCTGCCCTGGGTTGTCTTATTGGGCACCGCAAGGTAGTCATCACGGCTAAGGCGCTCAATGTTGTAGTCCACGTTAGAACGGCGAATTACCGCGGACAAAATGTCTATGGTGTCCGTACCGAGCGTGTAAGTAGACGTGCCTGCGGTAAGCGCCTGCGTAGACTGTTCTATCGTCCAGGAGTTAAGCCCTCTGTTTGCCCAATCAGCAAACAACAGGTTCATAGAACGTTTAGCGGTCTTAATGTCGTAACCTGTACGAACTTCTCTACCGCAACGCTCGAACGCCTCCTCGATGTACTCGGTGACGTCTAACTCAAAATTTTTGGAACCTGAAACAGCCATTATTTCTTACGCTTAGTTGCTTTTTTCTTTTTCTTTCTTTTGACCGGACCGCCTCGACTTTTACGTTGCGGCTCATCAAGCATAGTTTCCTCAACCATGTCTGCAACAAGGTATGTACCCCCGGCGAGGGCCACATCGTCTTTATCTAACTTTGAGTAACCTTTTTTAGCTTTTGCAACAAATTCTTTGTTAGCACCGCGAACACGAGAGGTCGCGCCCCTAGCGGCTTTAGCAGCTTTTTTAGCTGCGGATTTTAAAATAGTAGTAGCAACCATGTTTATTTACCTTTCTTCATAGGGCCGCCACGCATCTTCTTAATGACGCCTGACTTCTTGGCAACGCCGCCCATGGCTTTCTTCATAGGGCCGCCACGCATCTTCTTAATGACGCCTGACTTCTTAGCAACGCCGCCCATGGCTTTCTTCATAGGGCCGCCACGCATCTTCTTAACCGGACCGCCACGCATCTTCTTCATAACACCTGACTTTTTAGCTGGACCGCCACCCATACGCTTGATAACACCTCTACCTATCAAAACGTCTTTTTGCGTGACTTTGCCATCACCGCTCAAATCAGGCATTCCACCTGACTTTTTAGCTGGACCGCCGCGCATCATTTTCTTTGGCTTTTTGCCACCAGGAGCAGCATTACCAATGTTTACCGCAGAACCGCCAGTCCCGCCTGCACCAGCTTCTTTTTTTCTAGGGCTCATTGCCATCTTTCAATCTCCTGTAAAAGTCATGACGAATTTTATACATCTTTTCGACGTCATATTCGTCAAAATAGCGGTCATAATAACCTAATTTTCGTATCTTATCCGCTGATTCCTCCAGCTTACTAAGGCGCTGAACGAATATCATCGCATACTCTTCTACGGTTTCTGGTTCAAAAGAGCCGTCGTCTACAAGCTCATTAGGCTCCTGGTCTGGGTGAAATCCCATAACCCAGATGTCCCGGTCTATGAACATACCGTCAGATATGGCTTGATTGATGTCATCGAGGTATTCGTGGAAGGATTCTGAGTCTTCGGGGAACGCCAAATCCACGATAATTACCAAATCCACCTTGTCATCCCAGGTAGATATGACTGACCACAAGTCATGATAATTCGCGGGATCGCGTTTAAAAATAACCGAAACCCGTTGCGCTGCCCAAGCCGCTTTGGCATATGGACAAGCGGGTAACCCATTGAAATCTGGGTTGTTTTCTTCTAAGAGGGTCTTTGACCACTCTCTAATTTCATTGTAAATCTTTTTTTCTTCGTCAACAAAGAATTCATGCATACTGTGTTCTTTTTTTACGGTTAGGCATTATTGCTCCGCATCCCCGACTTACTTCGCCCCCCATATTTAAGTTGCGAACTTTGGCTTTTTTGGTATTGGCGACAACAGTCTTACCCTTTTTGCCCTCGCGCTTTTTCTTACGAGCCGTAGCCGCCCGTTCTTTCTTAGAGAGACTTTGTGCTTTTGATCTGGGAAGACACCTGTCTGGGTTTTTTTTGTCCTTTGAAGTTCCGCATTTGCCTACAATATTGCCGGAGCTGTCTATTCGAACCCAGTCTTGGTCAACCCATTTTTTCAGATCGCCCATTACCGGCCCTTCCTTTTACCGCCCTTTGATTTTTTGGCGTAATTCGGGTCTTTACAATATTTGGACGCTGCTAAATTAGCGTAAGCACTGGGATAAGTGTCAAACGTGCGCTTTGCCCAGGCAATACCTTCAGGGCATATCTTGTTGCCCTTTTTCTTTTTGGCTGCACCACCTTTGGCCATTTTAATGACACCGCATTTAGCAGCAGGGACAACAGTTCCTGTTCTTACTCGGCTCATCTCAACAAAATTCCTATAATTCCAATAGCCTCAACACACACTACAGACAAAATCATCCACAACCGGCTGTCCAGTTTGTCGATCTCCTTCTCCAAATGCGCTAAGTGATTGTTTTCTAAACGGTTTAATGTTATCTCAACATTGCTTAAACGTTTGTCAACATCATGTATGGTGACTTCTACCACTCTTAACACTTCCACCGCTTCCTGGCCTGGCGCAACCTAGAGTTAGGATTCTTAGCCGCTTTTGGAAATTTCTTCATCTGACCAGCAGAACGCGCACAAAAAGACTTGCGGCGCTTTGCATCTTTACTACCTTTTTTAACTTTTCCTGTTACGGCGGTCTGTAGTTTAGAGCCAGGGTTTTTCTTCCGATAGGCTTTGACCCCTGCCTCCGTCATTCCCGCGCCTTTCTTAGTAGGACGAAAATTTTTCTTATTGCGCTTCGGCATATTGTCGCGTTTGCGCTCTGCCATAATTCACCTAGCTAAAAAATATCGTTAAAGCCGTAACGTTGGTCGCTGTCCCCACATGTATGTCAGAGGTAAATAACAACCCCTCATCCGGTATATTCACAGAGTGCGTAGAGGATTGTACAAAATCCAAATCAACCACTGTGGCACCGCCGTTACCGTCGGTAAGCGTTAAACGACCAGCTCCCGAACCCACCAAAACCTGGACTTGACGAAGTCTAGCGCGGCCAGTGCTGGCCGCCCCAGTTCCCGTCAGACGTTTTGCTCTTACGTCTGAATTAGCCATCTTTATCTCCTGTTACGATGCGTCAGAGGAGCTAGATATGCCGAAAAACTTCAAGACAATTACTGTATCCGCACCAGGATCGCCAGAAACAACAAGCTCTACTTCGTCCGCAGTTTCTGTGGCTGCTGTGGTAGCTCCACCAGACATGCCGAGAACGCCGTTACAAGGGAAAAAGCCCTTGAATCCGACTGAGTTTACAGCGGCTGAAATGCCATCAACAAAGCCATCAGTATCTGCATCAGTGCCAATGTCTTGAAGATTAACAGCGTTTCCAGCGGCTGAAGTGACGGCCACGGTGACGCCCATAGGTATAAAGTTTGACGGAATACCAATTGCCGCTTCTTTACCAGTGGTAGCTCCGTTTGCTACGGTGATAGTTGTCTCATAAGTCTTGAGAGTCATCGTGCTGGTAACAGCACCAGTGGTAGCGTTTTTGGTTATATCTTGAAAACCGTTCTCCGACCTAACGGGGCCGTTGAAAGTAGTATTAGCCATGTTGATCTCCTGTCGTGGCTAGTGTCAGTCACGGGATGTGACTGTCAGGAATTTGTGTACGATACGATAAAAAAAGGGGCGGCACAAGCCACCCCTTTCTCCACACCATTTAGGTGATTAAGCGCCTTCGGTTCCAAAAACCGCTCTCCAATCAGAGACGCCGAAGCTGTATCGCTCACGGGCCTTGAAGCGCATGTTTCCAGTATCAAAGTCACCTTCCATGCCAGTCTTGATGGCAGTACGCTGGAACAGCTTGAAGCCGTTAGGAGCGTCTGTCTTGATGAAGAAGGCATCTGTATCGGTGAGGAAGTGGTTAACCACCGCACCGTCAGGAAGCATTCCCATAGACTTCATGGCGTTTATATCGTTGTCCGCAGTGCCGGAACGCAGATTAGAGTTGATCACCCGCTCTGCAATAAATTGCAGTTCTTTAGGGATAATCAGCTTCATGCCACGTACAGCAATCTTCAGACCACGTTCGTCAGTTAAACCAGCAATATCAATCAACATCTGCTCAAGCGAAGTCTCATTGAGGTCCGCTGCGGTAGACAAAATGTTTCTCTGATTGCCAGTCAAAGACGGGTGCGCTGTTGAACAAAGAGCAGCACCGTCACCAATTGGTGAACCTGTGCTAAACGCATTGTTCAATACAGAGGCTGCCTTGATCTGCTTAGTCTGCGACATAGACCGTGCCAGGGCGCGGGTATATCGAGCAGCCAGCCTATCATATAGGTTGTCCTCTACAGCTTCTTCGGTAATGCTAAACGCCAGAGCAATGGTCTCGTGAGTGTAACGAGCAGTGTATGTTTCCTGCGCGTCATCAAACGAGATTGATCCGCCTTCTGATTTAACTGGCGCAGTGCCAAAACCAGACAGCATCACTTCTTCTTCGAATGCACGATCTGAACTTTCGGTGTCGAAAATCTCAGCGTGCTCGTTGTCGTATCGGTCGTATTCGAGCCCGAACAAGGCATTTAGGCCGGGTTCTAGCTCTTTCGCAAGTTGTGCGCGAGAAATAGCCATTGGTTAAACCCCCTTAAATGCCGGTAGAATCCGCGGTGGTTTGAGAATCAAACCGGCGGGTTCCAGCGTTAAAATGCGCGTTCAGACGAACCAACAGAGGTATACCAGCAGCGGTATAGTCACTGTTTGCTTCATCGTCAGCAATCCCAACAATACGCAACGGTAATGTCGCAGTCACAGCAACGTTAGCTACGCTGGCAGCCGCACTGGAACGACCAGTGTTTGTGCTACCTGAACGAGCTGACGTGCCCAAATCAGTATTTGCAAAGACTGTAGCCAACGCAGTAGCACGGTCAGTGAGACTAGCGTCGCTTGCAACTTGGAAAATTTGATTTGGATTGTCTGCAACAAAAGCTTTGACTGGGAAATTAGTATCCACACTCACGCTTCCGCTACCAGGCCAATAATTAAGAAAGACCGGCTTTTTCTGAACCGAATCTTGGTACTCGACTCCCATCAGGACCCCAAGTGCCTGCGTGGTGCCACCATTTGTAGCACCCGCTTGATCAATTACGCCCGCTGCCAAAGGAACAACGATTGCATATTGATAAATAGCATTTGTGTTGTTGGAGGCAATCTCGTACTGAGTTACACCAGTAGAGTTAACACCTGCACCAACCAGCCCAACAGGACGCATACCATAGGCAGTTTCTTGATTTGCCATAGGAACATCTCCTCATTGGGGTGACCTACTACTCTTTTCGTGGGCCACCAAAAGTTACACGAGATTGACGATCAGGTTTATTGATCGCCATGCTTTCATGAGCATTTTCTCGCATCATATCGTGGTCAACG